CAGCAGTTACAACAGCAAGCGCTGAAAAAATGCGTATTGATTCTTCTGGAACGCTGATAGTTGATAGAACTGATAAACCAAATGCAGGTGAAAAAGTAGCTGTATCAAGACAGGGCATTGCAATAGCTGCAGGTACAGACAGTGGTGAATATAGACTGATGTATGGTAATGATTCTTCTAATATGATTTTATATTTTTCAAATGGTTCTAATCAAGCACAATTATCAGCAGCAGGTGCATGGGTAGATGCTTCTGATGTAGCTTATAAAAAAGATATTGTTGATATTAATTATGGTTTAGACACTATTAAAAAATTAAAACCTAGAACTTACAAAATGAAAGCTGATGATGAGCAGCAAATTGGTTTTGTTGCACAAGAACTAGAATTAGATATACCTGAAGTTGTAAGTGGAGAAGACGGGAATAAAGGGGTTTCCTATGGTCAATTAACAGCAGTTCTTGTCAAAGCTATGCAAGAACAACAAACAATAATAGAAGACTTAAAAACTAGAATAGAAACCTTAGAAGGATAAAAATATGGAATTTGAATTATCACATCTACTTTGGAATATAATCTTAACTTTAGTGATTCTACCACTAGCATGGTGGGTTAGAAGTACACATGATGAAATTAGAAGACAAGATATTCTTTTAAATAAAACCCGAGAAGAAATAGCTCGAGACTATGTATCAAAACGAGAATTAGCTGAAGATATGAATAGAATATTAGATGCTATCAACAAACTTAACGACAAATTAGATCGTATACAAGAAGCTGCTGCTAAAGAATTCAGACTTTAAACTTTCTATTTGATATAAATAGTAGTTAACAGAGGATTTTTTATATGGCAACACCCAACAGCAAAGCAACACTTATTTCATACTGTAAGAGACAACTTGGAGCTCCAGTTGTAGAAATCAATGTTGATGATGATCAAGCAGATGATATTTTAGACGATGCAATACAATTTTTTGAAGAATATCATTATGACGGATCAATAAGAACTTATCTTAAACATCAAATAACTCAATCTGAAATAGACAATCAACAAACAAATTCAAATGTTACTTCTTCAACTAGTGGTGGTTCTGATAATGGAGCTACAACTTGGTTAGAAGGTAATAACTATATAGAATTACCAGAATCAATCATGTCTGTTGTTAGAGTATTAGATATAAGTTCTAGTACTAATAATATGTTTGACTTAAGATATCAGTTAAGGTTACATGATATGTATGACTTAACATCTACTTCTATATTACATTATGAAATGGTACAACAACATTTAGGTATGTTAGATGATATGTTAGTCGGATCAGCATTCATGCGTCACAGCAAACACGGAAATAGACTTTATATTGATATGGATTGGCAAGGTAATATAAACGCCGGTGAGTATATTGTAATAGAATGTATTAGAAAACAGGATCCTACAACATATACAGACATATACAATGATGTCTGGTTAAAGAGATATACTACAGCAAAACTTAAAATGCAATGGGGTATCAATCTTACTAAATTTGAAGGTATACAACTACCTGGTGGTGTAACTCTTAATGGTAGACAACTAATAGAAGATGCTCGAGAAGAAATAACAAAATTAGAAGAAGAATTAAGACTTGGATATGAATTACCAGTAATGGATATGATAGGATAAATTAAATGGCTACCAATGTATTTTTTAGTCAAGCTGTTAAACAAGAACAGAATCTTGTAGAGGATTTAATCGTTGAGTCTTTACGAATGTATGGACATAATTGTTATTACTTACCTAGAAAAATAGTTAACGAAAATACAATACTTGGTGATGCAGCAGATTCTAAATTTGAAGATGCCTACGAAGTCGAAATGTATCTTGAAGGAGTTGAGGGGTTTGAAGGTGAAGGAGATTTGTATTCTAAGTTCGGAGTAGAAGTTAGAGATACAGCTACTTTCATATTATCGAGAAGAAGTTGGGAAAGATTTGTTTCATTAGATGCTAACTTAGCAACAGGATTGAGACCAAACGAGGGTGATTTAATATATTTCCCACTATCAAAAAGTGTATTCGAGATTAAGTTTGTAGAACACGAAAACCCATTCTATCAGTTGGGTAAATTATATACATTTAAAATGACTTGTGATCTATATGAATTCTCAGGTGAAGATTTCGATACAGGTGTTTCAGCTCTTGATGTTGATCTAGAATTGGCACAAGGAACAGCTATAGAATTAACTCTAGCAGATACACCAACACTAAGAGACTTTATTGTTGGTGAGTCTGTATCTCAATTAATTACACCAACAGTTGTTGTTTCCGGTGTAGTAGCGGCTTGGAGTGAAACATCAAATAAACTTACTATCACAAGGATACAATCAACAGATACGACAGACACTTTTCAAAATTTCTTAGCTACAGATACTTCAACAGGGTTGATAGAAATGGAAGCTTCTAATGAAGGTGATAGAATTATAATGAGTGATGGAGCGTTTGTAAAATTTGAAGACGGTACAGCAGATGTAGTATTCCCGAATCTTATCACCGACGGATTGTCTGGTAACGATAATATAATAGATGAATCAGGAAATGGATTTTTACTAGAAGCCGGTACACAAACAGATTCGTCTACTTATGATAACTTAGTTGTTGAAGATAGTTTAGCTTCTAGAAGAAGTATTACAATAGTTGGATCTGATCAAGAACTCTCAACAGATGCAGGAGCGTTTAACTTAGACTTTGAAACTGATGCTGATGGGATCATTGATTTTTCTGAAGGTAATCCATTTGGAGATGCTACATAATGTTAGGAACTCATTTTTATCATTCTACTATTAAAAGAGCTGTTTCAGTCTTTGGTACATTATTCAATAATATCTCAGTCAAAAGAGAGTCTGGTGAAGTACTTAAAGTACCTTTAGCTTATGGACCTCGTGCCAAGTGGATAGCTAGATTACAACAAGATCCTTCATTAGGGTTAGACGGAACTACTAGAACGGCTATCAGTTTACCGAGAATGGGATTTGAAATGTCTTCTATCGCTTATGACTCTACTAGAAAAGTAACAAAAAAAACTCTTTATAGAAAAGCTGATACTAATAATCCTTTACAGATGAAGTATCAATATTCTCCCGCACCTTATGATATAGGATTTAGTTTAAGTATTCTTGTAAAAAATACAGACGATGGTTTACAAATTATAGAACAAATTATACCGTACTTTACACCTGATTATACTGTAACAATTAATACAGTACCAGATATGGGTGAAAAAAGAGATATACCTATTATTCTAGATAGTATTACTCAAACAGACGAGTATGAAGGTGATTTTCAAACAAGACAAGTTCTAAGATATGATCTTGAATTTACAATGAAAAATTACATATATGGTCCGATAGAAGATTCTAAAATTATTAAGAAAGCTGCAGTTAGAACTTATATGGAAACTGGTACAGGTAAAATTACAGATGCTGATAATGCTGGTCGAGTAGTTAATCAAGTCGTTACAACTGATCCTGCAGGAGCTGATGCTGATGATGTATTTACATACAATGAAGTAACCGAATGGTTCGAACAACCCACAATAACATATTCAGACGATAAATCAAGCGATCCTAAATAGTTATAAATACATAGTATGAGTAAAGTCGATCAAAAATTAGACGAACTTCTTGATATACAAGGAGAAATTGTCCAAGCCGAAAAAAATCTACCTGTTATTAAGACCACAGACCAAGACAAGAGTAATGATTACAAATACTCTAGAGAAATCTTTTACGGTCTGGTAGAGCGTGGACAGGACGCTATAGAGGGTATATTAGACATTGCTAAAGAGTCAGAACACCCTAGAGTATATGAAGTAGCTGGTCAGTTAATTAAGACAGTCGGTGAAACTACAGAAAAATTAATTGATTTACAAGCCAAGATGAAAGAATTAGATAAAGATAATTCAATGCCAGACAAAGTACAGAATAATCTGTTTGTCGGTTCATCAGCAGAATTACAGAAGTTATTAAAAAATAATGCACAAGAATGAAGGGTATCTAGGTAATATCAATGTCAAGAGAGCTGGTGTACAAGCTCAATGGACAGAAGAAGAAATACTAGAATACAAAAAGTGTATGGAAAATCCCATATACTTTATAGAAAATTATATCAAGATCATCTCATTAGACGAGGGTTTAGTCCCATTCAAATTATACGGATATCAAGATCAACTCATCACACACTTTGATGAGAGTCGATTTAGTATTGTCTTAGCGTGTAGGCAATCGGGTAAATCTATAACAGCATGTGCGTACTTAGTTTGGTATCTTTTATTTCAACCAGAACAGACAATAGCTATTCTAGCAAACAAAGGTTCGACCGCTCGAGAGATGTTAGCTCGTATTACAACTATGTTAGAGCATGTTCCGTTCTTTTTACAACCCGGTACTAAAGTTCTCAATAAAGGTTCTATAGAATTTGAAAATGATAGTAGAATTATAGCATCTGCTACAGGAGCTAATTCTATTCGTGGTATGTCTGTAAACTTACTATATCTTGATGAGTTTGCATTTGTCGATAATGCTGAACAGTTTTATACTTCTACATATCCAGTAGTTACATCTGGTGGTAAATCTAAAGTTATTATTACATCTACTGCTAATGGTATTGGTAATATGTATCATAAATTGTATGAAGGTGCTTTAGCTGAGAAAAATGAATATCAACCTTATACAGTTAATTGGTGGGATGTTCCTGGTCGAGATGAGAAATGGAAAGAATCAACTATAGCTAACACTTCAGAATTACAATTCGAACAAGAATTCGGTAATTCGTTCTTAGGTACGGGTAATACATTAATCAACGCAAACACATTACTAGGTCTTCAAGGACATGATGCGTTATGGACTAAAGAGAATGTTCATCTATATGCAGAGCCAAAAAAAGACAACACATATATCATGACAGTTGATGTTGCTCGAGGTCGAGGACAAGACTATTCTACATTTTCTATATTTGATGTGTCAGAAAAACCTTTTAAACAAGTTGGTACATATCGTAATAATATGATATCTCCGTTACTCTTTCCAGATGTTATCGCTAGATTTGCTAAAATGTATAATGAAGCTCTCGTCATAGTAGAGAACAATGATCAGGGTCAAATTGTATGTAATAATTTACATTATGATATAGAATATCCTAATATGTTCATGGAATCTTCTGTTAAGTCAAGTGGGATTGGTGTAATGATGACAAGAAAAGTTAAACAGATTGGTTGTTCTACTTTAAAAGAGTTGATGGAAGAAAACAAATTAAGAGTAATCGATAAATTTACAATCAATGAGTTAGTAACATTCGTTGGTAAAGGTCAGTCTTATGAAGCTGACGGTGGTAATCATGACGATTTAGTTATGAATCTAGTACTATTTTCATGGTTTGTAACAACACCATACTTTCAGAGTTTAACAGACTTAGAATTAAAGAAAATGTTATATGATGAACAACAACAATTCATAGATGATGATATGGTACCCTTTGGTATCATTGACGATGGACGAGAAAAACCTGAAGTATATAGTGAGGGTGGTGATATTTGGTCCGTTGTTGATGATGTACAGATATACTAAATTATAAATACTAGTTAATGATGAGATTAATCTCATTGTTTTATAAATAAACAAAATTATATTTCGAAATATAAATTTAATAGGAGATAATAAACATGGCATTTCAAGTTTCGCCTGGAGTACAGGTTCAAGAAATAGATGCTACTAATGTTATTCCTGCGGTCTCAAGTTCGACAGGAGCTTATTGTGGTTTTTTCGGTTGGGGTCCAGCCGAGGAAGTAACTACTATAAGTTCTGGTAAAGGACTTGTAGATTCATTCGGGGAGCCCGCTAATACAGATATTGCTGCTGAGCATTTTTATCCAGCTGCAATGTTCTTAGATTACGGGATTGACTTAAAAGTAGTTAGGATCGCAACGACCAGTATGGTGAATGCGACAACAACAAGTGGGGCTTCTTTATTGATAAAGAATTTAACCCATTATCGTGACAATTATAACACCGGTGCAGCCGCTGTTGGTAATTATGGAGCGAGATACGCTGGAGACTTAGGTAATTCACTTAAGATTTCAGTATGTGGTGGTGCTAATCCATATGCTCAAGCAACTGTTACTACAACTAATGGAACAACAGCCTTAGCAGGAACTTCAATAGAAGTTACTCTAGGTGAGAAATTCATAGTAGGTGATATTGTAACAGCAATTGGTTCAGACACAACTAGATATAAAATATCAGCTATAACTTTCGATTCCGGTGCAACCGGAGCTGCGACAGTAACTATAGCACAAGAAGATGATTCTACTCAAGGATTAACTGCAGCTGTTTCATCAGGTGCTAATATTTCTAGAGAGTGGGAATTTGCACAACAGTTTAACAAAGCACCAGGGACTTCTACTTACGCAAGTACTAGAGCTAGTGCTGGTACTACTGATGAGATGCATATCATTGTTATTGATGAAGATGGTAGTATCTCAGGTACACCAAACACAATTTTAGAAAAATATGAAGCAGTTTCAAAAGCATCCGATGCTAAAAATGACTTCGGAGCTTCTAACTATTATGTTACAATTTTAGAAAACCAAAGCGATTGGGTTTACTGGTTAGATCATAGTTCAACTATGGGTTCTGCTGGTGCTGCAGCCGCTGGTGTTACTTTTGGAACAGGTACTTTACCAGATTCTTTATCATTTACGAATGGTGCGGACGGTAGACAACCAACCACAGGACAAAAAATATCAGCATGGAATACACACTTCGGTAGTGCAGACAATCAAGATATATCTTTAGTTATATCTGGTTCAAACCAAGCAGATAATGGTAGTGGTAGTGCAGTAAATACAAGAGCTGAAGCGACTAGTTATTACAATCAATTAATGAATATCGTAGAAGACAGAAAAGATTGCGTTGCATTCTTCTCTCCAATATCGTCTGATGTTGTTGACTCAGGAGTTTCCGGAGCAGCTAATGTTAAGGCTACTGCAGATACATTAAACGGATCTAGTTACGCTGTAATGAGTAGTAACTGGTTATATGTATATGATAGGTATAATGACAGATATGTCTACATACCTGACAACGGAGCAGTCGCTGGTCTATGTGCCAGAACTGATTACACGAATGATGCATGGTATTCACCAGCAGGATTCAACCGTGGTCAAATATTTGGTGTGACCAAATTGGCATTCAACCCTACACAAACTGATAGAGATACTCTATACAGAGCTAGAGTTAATCCAGTTTGTACATTCCCAGGACAAGGAACATTATTATACGGAGACAAAACACTTATTGCAAATGCTAATAGTGCTTTCTCAAGAATTAATGTTCGTAGATTGTTCATAGTGTTAGAGAAAGCTATCTCAACAGCGGCTAAGTTCCAACTATTTGAATTTAACGATTCATTTACAAGAGCTAATTTTAGATCAGCTATTGAACCTTTCCTTAGAACAGTTCAGGGTAGACGAGGAATCTATGATTTCTCAGTTATCTGTGACGAAACTAATAACACACCAGGCGTAGTTGATGCGTCTCAGTTTGTAGCTTCCATATTTGTGAAGCCAGCTAGAGCAATCAACTTCATAACATTAACCTTTGTTGCATCAAGAAGTGGTGTAGATTTCGAAGAAGTCTACGGCGCTCAAAGTGGAACTCAAGAATCTAGCGTATAAGGAGGTATAGAAAATGGCAACTATAAACCAATTCAAAGCCAATTTAGTCGGCGCAGGACCAAGGAACAATAGATTTGAGGTATTCATACCTCGAACAGGTAGCAAGATACAGTTTTTATGTAAAACTGCAGCTTTACCTGGACAAGTTATTGAACCAATGGAAATTAAATACAAGGGGTTAACTGTTAAATTAGCAGGTGATAGAACATTCGAAAACTGGACGGTAGGAATCTACAACGATACAGAATTTTCAGCAAGAACAGCTATAGAGGCGTGGATGCAAGATATTGTACCACTTGATTCTAGTGTTGGTCCTGTCGGTTATGATTACATGATCGATAAAGCTACTGTATCACAATTAGGTCGTGACGATTCAGTTATTGCTACATACGAGTTTTTCAATATGTGGCCAACTAGCTTAGGTTCTATAGAATTAGATACCGAAGGTGGTGACGCTGTTGAAACATTTGATGTTGAGTTCTGTTATTCGCATTTTGAAAGAACTCTCTAAAAATGATCCTTTTTAGGATACATAAATATTAGTATGGAACTATTTGGATTAGAGATAAAGAGGAAGAAGGGTGACGAAACTCGAGCACAGAGTTTCGTACCACCTCAAAATGATGGGTCTACTATTGAAGTTAGTAAAGACCAGGGTATGGGTGGATTTGCGTCTACTGGAGGAGTTGTTGGTCAATTTATTGACATGGAAGGTGGAGTTAAAAACGAAGCTGACCTAGTTGCTAGATATAGAACAATGTCTCTTGTACCTGAATGTGATGCTGCAATCGAGGATATAGTTAATGAAGCTATTTCTTCAAATGATTTAGATGCACCTGTAGCTATTAATTTAGATCGGGTGAATCATTTTAGTGAAAGCACTAAAGTAAAAATTCGAGAGAGTTTTGATGAAACATTAGAATTACTAGGTTTTAGAGAACTTTCACATGACATATTCAGAAAATGGTATGTTGACGGTAGACTCTACTTTCATAAGATGGTAGATACTGCGAATTTGAAACAAGGTATACAGGGTCTTAGACCTATTGATTCTCAGAAGATTCGTAAGGTTCGTGAGGTCGATAAACAAAAAGATAGGAAGTCTGGTGTTGAGGTAATCAAAAAAACAGACGAGTACTATCTTTTTAATGAAGCAGGATTTGATAAGAGTGGTAATAACACCGGTCAAACTGTTAGAATTTCAGCTGATGCTGTAACTCATGTAACTTCAGGTTTAATGGATTACAATCAGAAAGTTGTAGTTGGATATTTACATAAGGCTATGAAGTCGGTAAACCAACTAAGAATGTTAGAAGATGCTTTAGTTATTTACAGAATATCGAGAGCACCCGAAAGGAGAATTTTCTATATTGATGTCGGTAACTTACCGAAAGCGAGAGCAGAACAGTACTTGAAAGAAGTACAGACTAGTTATCGTAACAAGTTAGTGTATAACGCTGACACAGGTGAAGTTAAAGACGATAGAAAGCATATGAATATGCTTGAAGATTTTTGGCTACCTCGTAGAGAAGGTGGTCGAGGAACCGAGATTAGTACACTACCAGGTGGACAAAATCTAGGTGAGATTGAAGATATTTTATATTTTCAAAAGAAATTGTACAAGTCTCTTAATGTACC